TCAGACTTCCCTGACGAACAGGTAGACGATGCCGCCCTTAGCGTTCCCGGCATTTGAAATCACAAGGTCCAGCGTCTCGCCGTCTAGGAAGATCTCACGATCGGTAGTGCTGCCGTCACCGATCATCGGTACGGAATACTTACCCGCCGAATTCGACAGGTTCGCCCCGGTGCCGGTGAAAACGTCTTCGCCACCGGCGTCGTTCATGACAAGGTCGTATGCGTTCGACGGCTGGGTCCCGCCGCCATCAGGTTCGTATTTGATCTGCTCGATCCAGCCGCGCCCGTAGGCCCGGGCATCGATGTCCACATCGCCGGACGCGTCCGAGAGCCAGTCGAGTGTCCACCGGCGAATCGGGCCGATCTTGGCCGATGAAACTGAGACAGATCCTGCCATGTTTTAATCTCCCGTCTCGATCGCCGAGATGATGTCCGCCTTCCGGCTGGCACCGTGCAGGTTGATCCCGTTGTCATAGGCGTAGTCGCGTAGCTCCGAGACCGTGTAACCCGCCCAGCCGCTCGCCTGAGCCGTCTCTGCGGCCTGTGGGGTAGGGCTACCGTTCTCGACCACCCGCGTCGCCTCTACGAGCGTTCCGAAATCCCCGGCCTTCTCGGCCTCAGTCGGCCAGCGGCTGAGAACGACCGAGCCGGGGGAATCGGGATCAGCCTTGATCGTCACTTTCTCTGCCACGATTACCGACCGATCTGGATGGCCCTGAGCCATGCGACGTTGCATGTATTCGCGACGGCTTCGCCGGTCAGGAATTCGAGCGATACACGCAGCGCCTCGTCGTCCGGAATATTCGCCGTGTGGACGTTGACCTGCGAGCCATCGATGAAGAAATAGACGGACGAGCCGTTGAAGTAGAGTTCGAGAAGCACGTCGGTCGCATCGGTGATGGTCCCGGCGGAGTCGTTCTGGGTCTCCGTCGAGTCCTTCTCAGTAACCGTTGAGATCGTCGCCGCGCCGTCGACGGACTCGAAGTAGACACCGTCGGTCACGCCGCCCAGAAGGGCCGTGTCAGTGACGGCGAGGCCGAAGAACAGATCGGTCTGATCGGCGTCGTTGATCTGGAGCTTTGCGCCGACGTAGAGGTCCTGATCGGACGTCAGCTCGAAGTTCTCGCCGAGAAGCTGGTACGAGCCGCCATCGTTTTCGTTTGCGGCGCAGGTAATCGTCCCCACCCGGCCCGCCGTATTGTTCGGGGAGAACTCAGTGGTGCCGGACCCGGCCTCGACGACCGTGGATGTCCAGCCGGTTGGGTCGGTCGCGTCGGCGTTCAGATCAGGAGCCAGAAGCTCGTACTTGAAAACGTCCTGCCCAATGGCATCCACCAGACGCATCCGGTGGGTGTCGTAGAAGGCGAGAGCGCCCCTGATTCGTCTGCTGTGTACGGAAGCCATTCGCTCCTCCTTGTGGAGCGCCCGTATGGGCGAGGCTAACTACTGCTTCTGCTCGGTCTCCCGGAGCATTTTGTCGATTTGCGGCCTGAAGGCCCGACGCGTCGGAGCGGAGGAGGGCTGACGTCGCCGGGCCTTACGTGGCCGCCTTGAAGGAGGCACTGGTTTAGGTATTCGGGTCGGCATAAACGATGGAGGCAGAGGCTGCGCCCTGCTGCTCCTTCTTCCGGTAGGCTGCGCCGTAGCGAATCAGGACGCCGACCACGTCGTCGGTGCCGGAGTTGCCGTCCTCGCCAACTACGCCTCGTATGAAGTCGAAGCCGCTGTCGACATCAAGGTCTTCTGCCCGGATTTCGATAACGCCCTGATCGCCGTCGGCGTCGAGCGGTGAGTCGGTGTCGTAGTTCCCGCCGGAGGCGTCGGTCGTCAGTTCCTTCATGCTTGTGCCGGAGCTGTCGGTCGCCTGCTCGATCCGGAAGTGGTCGAGGTCGTCTGACCCGTTCCACGTCCCCAGCTCGCAGAAGAACACTGCCCGGCTGAAGTTCTCCATCGAGACGTATGCCGTCGCCGCCGTGGTGCCGCCAACGTCGGTCGCCGAAGGGCTGGTCACGCTAATAACTGCGTCTTCGCTCAGTCGATAGGCCATAACTCGTCTCCTGTTTATTCAGGTATCCCGTGACACGCTCACGGTGGCGGCTCTCTACGAGCGGGTTGCCAGCGCCACAAACGGGCTGACTGTGTTCGAGCCGTTCCGGGGAGTCAGGGCCGAGTCGACCCACGGACGCCCGTCGAGCCGCTCAACGAATCGCCAGACCATCTCGTCGTTGGTGAATCGGACATGCGGTGAAGCTGCCATCGTGACCTGCTGCCGGTCACCGATCAGGTAGTAGCTCAGGTCGACGAGGTAGATGTCGCCAACCGTGCCGAGCGTCTCGCACTTCTCCGAGAAGATCAGCGGCCTGCCGAAGATCGAGGTTGGAGGCCCGCCGGTCATGTTCTGGATCCAGACAGCGGAGCCGCCGGTACCAACTGTCCTGCTCAGGGAGGCAAGCTGCGGGAAGGTGTCCGGGTGGGCGATCCAGATCGCACGATTCTGGGACGAGGTCAGCAGCCGCGACCACATCTTGTCGATGTTCTCAGCGACGATGGATGTCGCAGCCTGACCGGTCTCCTTCGCTACCGAAATCAGGGCGTCAGCCGAGAGAATTCCCTGCGGCTGGCCGCCACCGACACCGGCGATAAAGGCGTCGTCCTCAAAGTAGGCGATGGCCTCGCCGAAGAGACGGCTGAGGAGCGTTTCCAGCGCGATCGCGGAATCAGCGAGCAGTTCATTCGAGCTGGTGGTGTAGCCGGTCAGCTTTTTGGCTTCCAAGGCGACCTGCGCGAACGTCGGCTCTGAAGCCGTCAGGGAGCCACTCTCGGGTGTCCAGTAAGCCGACACGCCACCGAAGACGTTAGAGGCATGGGAGGTGTCCCGGATCGCCGGGATAGTCACCTTGTTTGAGCCCATCGGCATCACGAATGCACGCGGACGAACCACGGCCTGTTCGAGCGCCAGAGAAAGGAGGCTGGTGCGGAACTCCTCCGGGACGAGGAAGCCACCCTGATCGCCCTGCCCTTCGCCGAGGACTTTGATCAACCGCTGGTCGACGCTGCCGCCGATTGTGCCAGCAGAGCCGACAGCCTTGAAGAAATGACCCAGAGTCTTGAAGTTACCGTCGAGGTCAGCGCCTTCGGCTTCGGGGTTGTGGGTCCCGCCGAGGGTCGGGCGCTTTGCCTTGTCCGGCGCTGCGATCGCCGAGGCGACCTGCTCTCGGACGACGTCGCCGAGGGTTTCCTTCATGGTCTCCCGGGCGATGCCTGAGACGTGATCTGTCAGCGCCTCCGGGCTGTTCAGCAGTTCATCTAACTGTGCTTCTGTGGTGATCTCAGCCACTGGTAACCTCCAGACCGTCGAAGACGGCGTTTGTAACGATGTCCCGGATGTCCCGGGTGTCTAACTGTTTTGCTGGTCTGGCGCGCTCCGCCTCCAGCGTCGTTTTGACAATCCATGTCGCGATCTCGCCCATGCGCTCTTCGATTAGACCGAGCTGCTCGTCCCCGTACCGGCGCATCAGGATCTCGGCCAGCTCTTCCAGCTCGATCGGAATGGCTGCGACTGCGAGCCTCTTGGCTTCCAGATCCTCCGATTCGCCGTAGGTGTCGTCTGCGAGCAGGTCTTCATAGAAGTCCCGCAGTGCGGGCGGGCAGGCCCCCTGTCCCTTAATCACCCGCTGGAGGGCGTCGGAGTTTGATGGCACCGTGACCTGCGAGACTTCCAGAAGCTCCTGTCCGTTAAATTCCATCGGCGTGAAGCTGAACTGACTGCTCGGCTCCGCCTGCTCGATTGGGGTCGCCTTCTCGAAGTCTGGAATAAAGCCGACTGAGTAGGCCGCCACGCCACGCTTCGCCAGTTGCCACGCCCAGTCAGCAGCGTCGTTGCCGGAATCGATGTAGTACTTCGCTCGACCGATCAGGCGCTTACCGATCACCTTCATCGACACCCATTCGCCAATCTGCGAGCGGGTCGAGAGGTAGTTGTGCGAATCGAGCAGCACCGGGTGGGCGTTGAACTTCCCGAGTTCCCAGCCTGCGACCCGGATGACATCTCCGTCTCGATCCTTCGCTTCGGATGAAACGATGGCGTCGACGGTCGCCTCGGCCTCGCTGACGACCTTAATCTCGTCGTGAACGAACTTCGTTCTAAACATTCCCGTTCCTGAACAAACAAAAAAAACCCGACTCCAGATCCGGTGATTCTGGAAATCGGGCTCGTGGCCTCTCGGCTTGTGGTGGCGCTGGACTCTAGGTCTCGGGCCGCCTATTCAGTTTTTGCTGCGCCGCTAATTCTAGAGCAGAATGCCACCGGTCCGTCAAGTAGTCGACCGTGCCGACGATTCAACAGACTACCCGCGGGTAATCTGTCATGCTCCCCCCAGTCGTCTTCGGGATACAGGCTTGAAGATTCGGGCACGGGCTCTCGGGCAGCCCCATATTCCTGTTCCGGGGGTTTGCCGGTCGATGATGCCTGCACCGGCAAATTCGTAGCTGAGATTTCCTGTTCCGCCTGTTCCGGGGTAGGGGTGGGAACGTGGGAACAGGAAACCTGTGGGGCGGTCCTGAACCACCGGACATGCTCGACGGTTGATCTCCAGTTCAACCGTTAACCTGCCCGTATACCCTTGACGTCCGTAGGGTATGTATATAGACTGGCCGCATAGCGGCCAGCCACCGCCAACGCATAGCGACAGGAGACATGAACATGACCGACCAGACAACAGCAGCATCAGTAGTCGACGAAGCATTCAACTCCACGGACTGGCACCACGTAGACAGCGACGGAATCACGCAACTCGGCGCAACGATCGACGAACTGACATCCAAGGAACAAGCAAAGCAGATCCTCCAGCACATCGCCAACTCGACGGCATCTCCTGCCCGCCCGCAAGACCAAGCACAAATCGTCCTCGCGAAGCGAAGCCTCCGGCGCATGGCTCGCAAGAACAGGAGCTAGACAGATGCTGAGAATCAGCGAGAGCGAGACCATCGTCTTTGAGCATCGATTCACGATCACCCGCACTGCCCGCTCGGAGTACCGAATCGCCCTAGAGGGCGGGTACTGCATCGAGGGCGAGAGGTCTTGGACAGCGCCATCACTCACGGAAGCCCGTACGAAGGTCAAGCAGCAGGAGACCCTGCTTCAGAAACTTGAAGAAGAGCGGCTGGAGGAGGCAATCGACACGCCCTTCGAGTGGCGCGTACACAGCGAGGGCTTCGAGGTCGAGGTGGGAAGCGACGACGGGGAGGCGCAGAAATTCCAGATTCACGCCTTCGACACCGGCTGGGGGCCTTGCACCAAAGACGAGGCGCAGGACGAGTGGGCGGTTAACTGGCAGATGTACCTAGAGATCACCGGCCCCGACTTTCACGACTCGGACAAGTTAAGGAGCCAGATCATGGACCGGATCGGCCCCGAGCCGCTGGAGCCGGGATTCATCTGGCCCTAGCCGATCCCGGCTCCAGAAGGCCCCCGGCTCCGGTCGGGGGCCTTTTTAGTTACAGCGATCTGCCTATACCATTGACGTCCGTAGTCTATGTATATAGACTGACCGCATAGCGGCACTCAACCGCTAAGCGCATAGCAAGCAGGAGACAGACAGATGACCAGCGACATGACCCCGGATGCAACGACTAGCAGCATCACTTCGAGCTTTCCTTATCTCACCGATCAAACCCTCAAACGCTTCCCTGCACTGGGACTTATCGAGGAACTGAATGCCGAGATCGACAGGCTGAAGGCCGAAAAGTACAAGCTGAAGGTTCTCGGATCTGAACGGCGGCAGGAGAACGCCGAGCTGAAGGCCGATCTCAGCGATTTGAAGGCAGACCTCATATCCACCGCGCTAGACATGGAGGAGTTGAAGACCGAGAACGCCAAGCTGAAGGCCAAGATTACCAAGCTGAAGGCCAAGATTGACTACGCACAATGGCAGGTTACGGACCCGTATGAGTTACGCGCGCTGCTAGTCGAGAGCCTGAAGGCCAAACTAGAGAGGACGGAGAGTTGCAAGGACGACACGCAGCGCGCGCTCTCCCTTGCGATGGCCTTGATTCGCAGCAGCAGGAGCCGCTTAACTTAGCCCCCCTTCGGGGAGCGTAGCCACAGCCCTCGGCTCCGGTCGGGGGCTGTTTGGTTTATGCCACCACGCTGAACTCTGTCCGGCAGCGACGGCATCGCACTTCGGCATGACCTGCCTGAACATCGGATCGACGACGGCAGTTCGGATTGGGGCAGCGAACCTCACTGGTAGCCTTGATTGCCGTTCGGTAGCGGGTGACGCATCGGCAGTTAATATGGCCCGGGATCATCATGTGTTCCGACGGGAATAGTTCTTCCATGCCGAGCCAGCCAGCGGCTTCATTGGGCAGGCAGATCTCCTCCGAGACCCGATCATCGCCCTGAGTCGTCCAGCGTTTCTCGTCACGGCCCTGCATCCGGGCGGTAGTGTTCATACCCTGCCCGAGTGCCGTGGCAGATTCGGTACGGGCGACCATCGCCGCTCTCGCACGGCTGAACTGGAAGTCGTCCCGCAGGGACTTCTGGACCTTGCCAAGCGAGTCACCGTTAGCGATAGCCTCCGAGACGATCTCGTTGACCCGGGCGCGGGTGGCGTTAGCAAGATTCAGGTCGCCATCGATTCTCAGCAGCTGCGCTCCCCGCTCCTCGGCAAACGTGGCGGAGATTTTCTGGAGGTCGGTCGGGTTGATCGATGGATGCTCGAACCGGGCGGCGCTGGCGAACGCTTCGGCCAGTTCATCGCTCACGGCCACTCCGTATTTGCCGAACCAGTCCCAGTCGTAGCCATCGAGATCAGAAGGCCCGAGCTTTACCACGCCCTTCTCAGCCTCCGTCAGAACACGCATGATCTCATCGATCTCAGCCGCCAGACGGCGTGCCCATGCCCGCTCCATCCGCACCTGTGAGTCAGTTATCCCTTCGGGCCAGAGTGACGTGGCATGTTCCGGTGCTTTGACTGCTACCGGCTCGAAGCTGCGCTCCTCTTCCTCCGGTTCCTCCGGCTCCGGGATGTCCGGTTCGACTGGGACCTCGGGCAAGATGGGCGATGGGGATGGCCGACGGAACTCATCGCCGCCATCCTCGTCCTCGACCGCCGGGAAGCCGAGCAGGTCGCGGCTCTCGTTTAGCTTCAGGATGCCCTTCTCGAACCCTGCGACGGCCACCGTGAGCGAGTGGGCTTGATCAGCCGGAACGGGGTCGACGAAGTCGTATTCGATCCCGTCTGCGAACATCGGGGCGATCTGTTCGTTTAAAACCGCCCTGATGCGCCGCAGGCGTGGCCTGATGACGTGGCGGGCGTAATGGACCTCAGCGGCCTCCGCGTTGGCCCTGTTGACGTTTTCCGAGATTCCCATTATCGAGGCGTGGACTCCGAACGCCCCGAGGATCACGTCCCGGTTGAGCCGCCTGAGTTGCTCGAACTGCATCTCGCGTTGGGTGATCTTCCGGTCGGCCCACTTGCCGCGCTCGATAACTGCGACCCGGTGAGCGTTCGCAACGCCAGCGTGCTGCTCCCTCCATCGCTCGACGAACTGGGACCACTGGGCATCGTCGAGGGTCTGGTCGAGTTCGATAATCCCGCCCGGGGCCGCGTCGTTGCGGAAGAAATTTCGTGTCCATTCCCGGGCCGCCTGTTCGGAGTCGATGTCGACGAGTAGCGACTGGACCGGCCCTGCACCGCGATGCGGGTCCAGCGGCGACGGCATCCGGAGGAACACGACCGCGTCCGGCTCGAAGATCTGCTCGGTGTCCTCGAAGCGGTAGATATAACCGGAGACGTACTGCTTCCGGTCCTTCATCGGAGTCATCCGATCAGGGCGTACCGGCCAGATCTCAACGGGAGGACCACCGACAATGGACGGGACCAGAATCCACCAGCCTTCGCCGGTAAGCTCTAAATGCTGCGAGGTGGTCTCGACCAGTTCGTCGTTCGTATAGAACGGACTCGGTCTGTTCCATAACTCCATCGCCGGATGGGTGATGGGCAGCAGGGTCCGCTCATCCGCCGACGTCCTCTGGTACAGATTCCATTCCACCTCCGCCACGGAGGTTGCTATCCGGTTGACGACCTGAAACAGCCACCCGACGGATGAATGTGCTGACAGCTGGGACGTCGAGCCGCTGCCCGTGCCGGTCAGGAAGCCCGTGGGGTTCGAGGAGAAGCCGCTGGAGAGGACCGGGCGGTCACGGTTCGTGAGCTTCTCAATAATTCGGGTGGTGAGTGTCACGATGCCTCCTAGCGGCTGATGCCCTGCGCGAGTAGATAGAAGATGCAGCCGCCGATGATCAAGGCGAGCGGCCACCAGACGAAGCCTACCCCGATGGTGATAGCAATCACTGCCAGCACCTCGATGATAATTGCGGGTTCGATATTCGGTCGGTATGACATAGAGCTTTACCCCAAGAACCGGACGCTCGGCGTCCCCTGCGCGAGATCGGCGAAGGCACCGGAGATGGCATCCACCTGATCGTCGTGTAACCCCTCTCCCGGGAAGCCCTCCAGTTCATCGAGCAGCTCGGAATTCCACGGCCCGGCCACGATCTTGACGTTCCCTGCCTCGGCAGCCGAGGAGACCGGGTTCGCCCTGACCTCTTTCGCTCCGGTAGACGGGATGCCCCTGAAGTCTCGACCGACCAGAACCTGTCGCTGGTAGTGATCAATCGCCCCCACGCCGGAGGCCCCCGGTTCCTGCTCCATCCGGATCATGACCCCGAGGCCGTCGAGGTCTGCGGTCATCTTGATCAGCCGCTCGACATCATGCGGACGAGCCCGAATCCGTTTCATGTCGAGAACCCACCAGACGCCGTCCGGGTCGAGGCCCACGAGCGCGCCAGCAGTCCAGTCCGGATCTTTGCCGCCCTTCGCCTCGGTCGCAGCGAGGTCCCACCGCCTAACCTTCCGCAGGCCGTTCACCGGCGGCTCGGGGACGACGTCAAACCACTCCCGGCGAAACTTGGACCCGGGAGCGCGAGCGGACCAGTCGCCTTCGAGAAGCTGCTGCCGGGTGGTCGGGTCAAGCTCGGCCAGAGAGGGCAGGTACGACTCGGCATCGAGGGAGGGATTGTCGGCGAGCTTTGCCGGCAGGAAATATCGGCCCAGAGCCTCCCGTCGCTGCCACGGGTTGTCAGGCCCAGCCTCGCCCAGACCGAATCGGCGCTTGACCCAGTCGTGCCCGATTCCTCCCGGGTTCGAGGCCGACCGCATCCTGAGCGGAACGGCCACGCCGATCTTCCGGCGGAGGCGGGAGAACAGGTAGCGATACTGCGTCTCAGTAAACTGGGTCAGCTCGTCGAAGCCGATGAACTGAAACTCGGAGGACTGGTAGCGGAACTTGTCTGTCTCGTATTGGAGATAGCCGAAGGTCAACGTGGCACCGGAAGGGAACGTCCACGTCGTATCCACGCCCTGCCACCGAGCTTTCGTCGGTCCGAGCCAGAGCTGGGCACGGTCCATCAGCGCTCCGGGGAGCTTCAGGTCGGCGAACGTGCGACGTAGTAGCAGGGCGGCGTAGCCCGGGACGTCGACATACTGGAGCGCGGCCATGAGCAGGGCGTCTGATTTGCCTCCACCGGCAGCGCCTCCGTAGATAGCCTCCCTGACGTTATCGCCCATGAGCAAGAACGCCTGCTGGGTCGGGTGGGGCGTGTACGGAATATATTCGGTCAGCCGGGGCGTGAACTGGCGGCGGGTGGGTCGCGTGGCAGTAGTCACGGACAGATTCTAGCAATCGTGCCGTTTAACTACATGAAAGCCGCCAGCGGCGTGAACCAAGGCCACGGGATCAGCACTACTTCCTCCTCGTCATAACTGTCCCGCTTCCTGACCGTCCTGCCCCGCATCAATCGCCTCGGCTCTTTCGATGGTGGCAATCGCATAAGCCAGTCATCCCCTGTACCGAAGCTAACACCGAGGGCGACGGGCGTAGCAATCGCATATCGCATTAAGCCGTCCCACTTACGGGAGGAGAGCATGTACCCCTCTCGCTCGATCAGCCCCCGGTAGCGGCGGTCGCGGTATTTCAATTCTGCTGTCAGATAGCGCCACCCGGCGGAGTAAAAGACGACATCGAACGGACTATGGCGCTTGGTCAAGAAAGGCGAACAGTCGAGGGCATGACCGATGCGCCTCGCAAACGCCGCCTCCCGGCCACGATCCTCCTTCGTCTCCCATGTCTGCCTCATGCCTCGTACCGACGACGATGACGGATTACTGGAAGCTCCGGTGGGTCGCCGTGAAGAGCCATGTCTGCTTTCGTTGGAACGAGGGGATAGTCGAGCGAGAAATTCCGCCACGGCGTCTGTCCCCGGGCCTCGACTACTACTGCCCATGCGAGGTAGGCCAGCGCCATGCGGATCAGCTCAGCGTAGAGGCCCCTGTCGTCGTCGTAGACAGCCCCCGAGACGCGACCGCTGTGTCCTCCTATCAACATTGACCAGACGTGGTCTGGTTGGGCGTCCGATAGCGGGATCGAGCCACGATCGTACTCGTCTGCCAGATCATTGAGGGCACGACCTAAGAACAGTTGAAGCTCCCGGATGCGACTCTTCTGACCCCGAGCATCTCCGATCTTCGTTCGTCTAGTCATCGGGCGTGGCACGCACAACTGCAAAGCTGAAAGTCACAGCGGCGGTGTCCGCCGTACACGCAGATTAGCGAAGCTGCCATGCTACGGAAGTATCCCTTCTCTCAGCCACAACTCAGACTGGCCCCGGCCCTCGCTGATGATGACATCAAACACTACGCGCGTGCCCTCGACGTAACCGACGTGCCTACCTGCGTGGCCCGCGTACCGCTGGCATGTCACGGTGCGGAGGGTGCCATCGGCGAGGATAATGGCGATGCCGCAGGCTTCTATGCCCTCCGTCTCGTAAAGATAGGGATCGCTCATGCCTTCGCCTTCTTGCCCGGTTTTGGCCGCTCCCCCTTCTGATTGCGCCAGTAGCTAATTTCGATGTAATTCACATGGGCCTTTCGCTGGCCGCAAAACTTGCAAACCCCGATCGGCGTCTCCTCCTTTGATGGCGGCGGCAGTATGAAGAAATGGGGTGGGCAGTTAGTGCCCCGTCGTTTAGCCATCAACTCCAGCGGCTCCGCAGGAAGCCACGCTCGGTCGCCTCAGCCGGGTGGTTGTGGGCCTGAGAATGGCAGTGTCGGCAGACGGCTAAGGCGTTCTCTTCCGAAAGGATCGAGCCGCCCCGGGCACGGGTCAACGGCTCATGGACCTCGATCGCCCTTCGGTAGCATTTCTCGTCCCAGCGGATCTCGCAGGTCGGATGCTCTGTCAGGTAATCCAGCACAAACTTCCGTCGGGCCGGGGCGATGGCCTCGGCCTTCTTCGACCGGGTCCGTAGCGTCGAGTTGTACGACCGGCGGTTACCGGACCGCAGAGGAGTCCGACGACTCAGGGCGCTGGTTTTCATGACCGCTTGACCGTCGTCAATCCTCCTTCGCCACGATGTAGCCACTGGCCTCCAGTGCCTCGATGACCTTCCGGTTGCGCTCGCTGTCGTCCGGGATCTCCACCACGCTTCCTGAACCGGTACCCCGGGCCGCGTGTTCCAGTTGATATCGCTCGACGTACTTCTCCGGGGCGTGGGCCTTCAGCAGGGTGATCAGGAGTGCGTCTGAGCCGCTCATAGCACGGCGGCGGGCCTCGGCCTCCAGAACGTCCACCGCCTGCTTCTCCGCCTGCTCGTAAAGCTCCCGGAAGTCATCGTTGCGGCGGCGCTCGTTGTCGAACGTCCCACGGGACACTTTGACGCCTTCGCGAGCGCACTGGTCCAGCGAGACCCGGATGTTGCCGGTGTCGGCGAACGTCCGCAGGAACGTGGACTGCCAGTCCTGCCGGACGATCGAGCCACTTAGCGGGCGCGGGCGGGCAGGTGCGGGCGCGGGCGGGGA